GGGGGGGCGGCCGGGGCTGGCTGTCAGAACGGCAGGCCGGTATAGTTGCGCATGGGAATGGCATCGGCGGAGGGAACCAGCATATTAAGCAGCTGCCGGTATAAAGCCGGGTTTGCTGCACGCTGGGCACGGAAGTCCTCTAGGAATTGCGCCTGTGCTGCCAGATCAGCCAAGTTTTCGTCATCCACGTTGTAGCATTGGCATTGATCCGGCCCAGCGGAGTATATCCAACATCGAACCATGAAAACACCTCCTTTCTGTTTCGTGATGTTCCCGGCGTAAATGTCGGGAAGATGGGGCGGGGTTAGAGGCTGGTCTTGTGTGCGCCCTTGTCGGTGTGCTCCCAAACGTCCACGGAGTAGCCAACCTTGCGGAACTTCTCCGCGAGTTCGTGCGCTTGGTCCGGGTTGTTGCTCCATGTGGTGAGCGGGTAGCCGGACTTGTTGTAAACGATCTGATAACGTGTCATGTAGAAAACTCCTTTCGTGTTTCGTGATGTGCTCCCGGCATGGTGCCGGGTGCCGGTGAGGTAGGGCCGCTTTATCCGGTGCGCACCCTGCCAGGGCTTCCGGGCCTGCATCAGGCGTGGACAGTGGGCAGGGCTGCCAGATCGGTGAGGCAGGGCACGGTCAAGTGGTGACGTTCTGCCACCGGTTCCGGGCGCTGGCTCTGGGCGGCGTGCTCTGCTGCGCTCTCGATGATCTCCGTCATCCGCTGGGCGGCTTCTTCCGGCGTGGTGAAGTTCTCGACTTCGCGGGTGTGGGTCTTGCTGATCCGGTCGGACCAGTCGATCAGGCGGGCGGGGTCAAAGTTGACCGGCTGCACGGTGATCTTGCAGGTGGTGGGCTTGCCGTTGGTGTAGTAGTCGGCGGTGACGATGTAGGCGATCTGGGCGATGGCGTTCTGGTTCTTCATGGTTGTTACTCCTTTTCGTTCTGTATTTCGTGCTGATACTCCCGGCGGCCTGCCGGATGGGCTGTTACCCATGAGCGCCCGCCCCGGTCTGGGGCGGCTGGGCTTGCACCAGCGGCAGCGGGAACGCTGTCGGCCTTGCGGGTTTCGTGTCAGGCATTCAGCTGTAAAAACGTGCTCTGCGTGGGGATCAGGTGCCGGGTGAGGGTGTCGGTGTAGCTGGCCTCTCCCTCGTAGCTGTCAACCACCCGGCGGTCTGCGGCGGCCATATCGTGATAGCTCTTTTTGCCGTAGGTTGGCGGCAGCCAGCCTTTGCGCTGTCCGGCGTAGAGGTTGAAGGACTTCAAAACGTCCGTGTTCGTAAACTCGATGTGGCAGGTGCCTTTCTTGTAAAACGTGACGGTGAAATAGTGCAGCTGGATCTTCTGGGTATGGCCGCTCTTTTCGGCGGCATCCAGGACGGCGCGGAGTTCGTCCCCATTGTAGGGCTTGCCGTTCGTGTCCAGGAAGTGCAGTACACGCTCGATCTGGGCAACATGGCCTGTTGCGTTGTACCGGGGGCAGAAACGCCCATCGTATGTATCAAAGGCGTTGCAGCGGAAAATGACCTTGCGGTTGATCTTGTACGCGGAGTTCGTGCACCAGCCGTTGTAATAATGCACGTTCTTGCTGTACTCGTCGTTATAATGCAGGTTCGTCCAGTCGTCGAACAGCTTTATAATTTCGTGGTCGATGCTGGAAAGAAGATTTCGTGAAATTTCTTCCCGGACGGTCAGAATGTTGTACGCGCTGAAGTCGTAGCCTTCAAGCTCTTTGATCCGCTTCTGGTAATCCTGCTGCATTTCGTAGGTCATCGCATCGAACAGCTGCGGCATTTCAAACAGCTGTTTCCAGTACATCCCGCGCAGTTCCCGGATAGCGTCGTTATAAGATTTCGTGAAAGCCATCACAGGGTTTTCTTTCTTACCAGCGCCGGCAGAGGAAAACAACGACTTGATTCCGTTGTACTCTTCATAGATCCGGCGCACACCCTCAGCCGCGGCGTTATACCGTTCAATGGCTGCCGTGATGGGGTCGGAAGATACCAGGGCGGCAAACTCCGGGTTTTCTTTCAAGCGCTCTGCGGTTTCGTTTTTCAGATCCAGCCGGATCCGGCTCACCGGCTCCCGGTCGGGAATGTCCACCGACACAAGCGCCACCTCCACGCGGGCGGCGCGGCGGGCACTCTTGAACGCATCCGGGATATATTTTACCGTGGCGTGCAGCTCTTCCAGCTTTGCGGCCAGCTCTTTCCGTTCGTTGGTGCAGGGGTTGCGCAGGGTTTCGGCGTTGAGCAGGCAGCGGATTTTGCCGCCGTCCTGCATGACGTCCAGCGCTTTGAGTAGGTGCGCGGCACCAGCGGAGAAAGGCGGATTCATGACGATTGCGGCGTATTTCGTGGTGGGGCGGAAGGTCAGAAAGTTATCATGCACCACCCGAAAACCGTCTTTCTTCAGCACGGCGCGGAAGTCGCTGGAAAGTTCGATGCAGTCAAGCTCTGCGCTTCGTGCCTTTCCCTTGTCGTATTGGTCAACCTCGCCGGTCTTATAGTCGTGGTGGACGTTGAACGCCAGAGCGTGGACCTGACGCGCAAGCGCTCCATCACCGGCGGACGGTTCAAGAATGGGTTTCGGGTAGGTGGTGAACCCGGATTTTACTTCCCGCAGGGAGAAAACCATATCAAAGGCCAGGCTGTCCGGCGTGGGGTAGAAGTCCAGGGCATCGTTGGGGGTGGTCATGGTGTAAACCTCTTTTCGTGTTTCGTGATATGCCCGGCGGAATGCTGGGCGGTGGGGCGGGGCCGCTTTGTCCGGTGCGGCCCTGCCAGGGCATCCGGTTTCGTGTCAGGCGTTGAGCTGGTAGCCGCGGCGGGCGCAGATGAGGCGGAGCCGGGCGGCGGCGATCTGCTGGCGGACCTCTTCGGGCCTGCCGGTGCACTGGGCTTTCCGGCGCAGGTCTTGCAGTGTCCACTGCTGACGGATGATCTCGCGGGCCTGTTCAAAGATGTTGTCAAACTTCTTCATGAGTTCGTTCTCCTTTCGTATCATGCAAACAGGCGGTTGCATACCTGCTGTATTTCGTCGTTCGCCTTCATCGGGGCAATGAGCACGGAAACGGCGGCTTTCTTCGGGTCTACGGTGTCCGTTGCCAGGATGGGCGCAAACGGGCTGTTGCTGCTGTGGTAAACAAATTCGTGATGATCCACAAAAGCGTCATACTCCGAATTTATCATGATGGGCCGGGATCCGTTGCGGAACATTCGGAACGTGCCCCAGACTTTGCCCTTTGCTTCGACTTCCTGCAAGATCGAAGTGCGTTTGACTTCTTCTTTGCAGGCGCTGAACTTCTGGAACATCTGCGCGGCGGTCAGCTGGTGCGGATCGTTGACCACAAACCCGGCATCACTGGAAACGATGGTCACGCCGTCGGCGGGTGCGTCCTGCATGGTCACGGGTTGGATAACATCCCGGTAAAGGACGACGGGCAGCTTGAACGCTGCATAGCCGGTGATGATGTACACGCTGCCGCTCTGGCAGGTGATCCGAACGGCGTTGCGGCTTTTTGCCTGCCCTTTCAGATAGGCGGTGATCTTCTTCACGTTCAGCCCGGCGGGGGTGCTGGTTGCTCTTTTCATATTGCAAAAACTCCTTTTCGTTTTCGTTCTGTTTTTCGTGCCCGGTGCGCTGCCGGGGTAGTGGGGCGGGGTTGCTTTGCCCGGTGCAGCCCTGCCAAAATATCCGGTTTCGTGGTGGTGGGTCATGCCAGCAGCCCGGCGGCGATGCTTTCAAAGTCCAGCTGTTTCACGGGTGCTTCATCCGGCGCGGCTACGGCGGCGGGGGTCTGCTTTGCGTCCTCTACGTCCTTCCGGGTCTTGCGCCAGGCATCCAGCGCGGCGGCCTGACCCTTGCGGTCTGTTTCGGGAACAGCAAGGAAAGCGGCCTTTGCTTCCCGCTCTGCCTTGCGGAGCACATCCGGGGCGGGCTTTTTCGTGGCGGCGGGCTTGCTGGCCTTTTTCGTGGTCAGCGGATCGACGTGCACCAGCTCCGGCAATTCGTGGTGCTCTTCGGTGATGATGGGGGCCGGGGTGCTGGCGGTTTGCTCTGCTGCTGCCTTTGCGGCCTTGCGTTCTGCGGCCAGCTTTTTGTTATACTCCATGATGGCGGCGACAGATCCGAAGCGGCCGGCGGGGGCCTGCTTTGCGTCGTGTACCTGCAAGCAGCTGAACAGGTGCGATTTCGTGGGGTAGAAATGCGGCGCGGGGGCTGCTTCCTTGCCTTCGGCTTCAGCGGCTTCCCGCTGGGCCTTGCTGGGGCGGGTGGTGTACTTCCACAGGTAGCATTCAATCAAATGCGTTTCGCCCTTCTTGACGCTCTTGCCTTCTTTCTTCCAGTGATCGAAGGTGTGCAGCTCTGCCGCTGCAAGGATGATTTCAACGTCTGCGATGGTGGCGGGCTGTTCGTCGCCGTTCTCATCGGTGGTGACTGCGTTTGCAGCCATTGCGGCGATCTGCTCCGGGGTGTGGTGCGCGGTGGCGATGGCGTGCAGGGTGGCGGGGTCCAGCTTCGCGGCTTCGTTCATGATGATCTGATTGTTGGTCATGCCTTTCATGGTTCGTTCTCCTTTGTTCGTTGTGGTTGATGTTCGGGATAATCTCCCGGCGGCTGCCGGGGTAGTGGGGCGGGGCTGCTTTGCGGTGCGGCCCTGCTAGAGTGTCCGGCGGTGGTTCATGCGGTGTACATCTGGCGGAACAGGTCCAGCGCTCCGATCTCTGCGGCCTTGTGCTGTGCTGCCAGCTTTGCGCCGGCGCTGTCGTGGCCGTTGAAGTGGTACGCTTCAGAGTAGGCGTTGACGATGGACCATTCCAGGCGGCTGCGCTCCTGCTGCGCTTCCCACTCTGCCAGATCGAAAACGTAGATGGAGCAGGTCCAGGCATACGGGCTAAACACCTGCTCAACCTTGACCTTCAGACCCTTGCAGCGGTCAAGCGTGGCTTTGATCCGGTCGCGCTCCTGCCGATCCATGGGAACGATGGAATAGCAGGGAATGAAACGATCGTGCACCGGGGTGACGTTCCAGCGGTGGCGGGCTGCCAGCTGGTTTATTTTCTTGTCAAGTGCTGTCATGGGGTGCGCTCCTTTCGGTTTGGGGTGTATGTTCGGTGATCTCCCGGCGGGCTGCCGGGGTAGTGGGGCGGGGCCGCTTTGTCCGGTGCGGCTCTGCCAGGGCATCCGGTGGGCACTCAGCCCAGAAGCGCGGCCGCGGCATCCTGCCAGTTGGGAAAGCTGTAGAACGTGCGGCGTTCGTCGTTGGTGTTCTCGCCGGTGATCTGGGCGGCGATCCGCTGCCCGGTGCGGGGGTCCCATCCTTCCAGCCGATACCCGGCGGCCTGAAGGCGGCGGGCTGCGGCGTTCTCCTTGCGGTTCCGTTCGCGGATCTGTTCAAGTGTCATCATGGTGCAGGCTCCTTTCAATCTTCGGTGCAGTCGTGGCAAAACAGAGCGTCAACCACTCTGTCATCTGCGAAGTTGTCCGGGGTGCCGTTGGCATCAACTACCAGTTGCACCCGGTCATAAATCCGCAGATCGGTTTTTTCATCGACGGTAAAAAACCAGTCGTCACCGTCCAGCGCGTCGGTGCACCAGACTTCAACCGCGCCGTCATCGGTGGCGGTCATGCCCTGCACAATGGCCGGGGCAATGTAGCGGCCCAGGGGGCCGACGGTGTAGGGGCATTGTGCCGCGGCCTTTGGTGCGGTGCCTGCCAGCAGTGCGGCCACCAGTGCGGCGGCGGTGGTGATCTTCTTTGCAGTGTTCAAAAGTTTCATGATCTTTGCTCCTTTGCTTTTTCAGTTGCTCCCGGCGGGCTGCCGGGGTAGTGGGGCGGGGCCGCTTTGTTTGAGCGGTGCGACCCTGCCAGGGCATCCGCTTGACTTTACCGCCTTTCGGTGGTAAACTGGCTTACAAGATGCGTTGTGGAAAATTCATCTTGCAAGCCTGTCACCTGCTTTAGTGGGTGGCGGGCTTTTTTGCTGCCTGCTTCTTTTTCCACTCTGCCAGGTAGGCGGCCCAGATCGCTTTTTTCAAAGCGGCGGGGAGCTTGAAAAATTCAATGCTCATGTGTCGGCTCTCCTTTCGGCTTACTCGCAACCGTCCGGCTGTTGTCCGGCTCGCTTGCTGTGGCTTTAGTCTAACCGTCGACGGTTACAAAGTCAAGCCCCTTTCGGCCAATTTGTAGAAACTCACAAAAACCGTAGACGGTTCAGCCCGGCGCATTGTGCAAGATGACCGTAGACGGTTTTCGCCTTATAATATATAATAAAATAAACAAGAGAGGTGATAAAATGGCCGTTTCAGAAGCACACAAAAAGGCAAGCTATAAATATAACGCAAGCCGGGACAGTATCACGATTCGCCCGGAACGGAGCAAGGGCGCGGCAATCCGTGCCGCAGCTGTTGCCAGCGGAAAAAGTTTGCAAAATTATATACTTGATGCCCTTGATGCCAGAATGGAGCAGGAAGGGCGGCCGCTAACACTGGAAGAAGGGGCGGAAAATGAAAATTAACAGCGAAGAAGAAATTGAGGACTGGCCGGGAGTATATGCGATTATAAATAAAACAAACGGCCGGGAATATGTTGGAAGTTCAGAGAAGGGCATTTTGAGCCGGATAAATCAGCATGAACGCTTGTTAAAAACTGGAAAGCATAACAGGAAAGAAATGCAGGAGGACTACAACAACGGCGATGTATTTGAGGCTGAAATAATTTTTATTTTGCCGATTGGGGGAACACGAAAGCAGCTGTTAAGCCGTGAAATCGAAGAAATTAAAAAGCGCGGAGCGAAAACGCGCCTATACAATGCCCCCAATTGGGGGATGCATAGAAACCCACAGACGGGAAAACTTGAAAAAATCGAGTATACTGGCTCGTATTATTTACCCCGGCAATATTTGGGCGGGGCATGGGATAATGGCCGGGATAGCGAGATTGTCCCAAGGAGAAACGGCAACGATGCGGATTTAGTGAAATTCAAGATCACGCCAGCGATTCGTGCCGCCGCCGCGGCTGCCGGGCAAAGCCTGCAAGGGTATATTTTGGCGGCGGTATACGCCCGAATGGAGCAGGAAGGGCAGCCGTTAGAGATCGACCCGGCGGAATCCGGGGAAGAAGGGGGACTATAGGGGGTTACTGGGGGAGAGTTCTAGCCTGCTAGGTTAAAGCCCTACACCTGCTTCTCACTCCCGTTAGGTGGAGAATCTGACCCCTCCGGCAAACGGCAAAAACCGGCCCGGATGGAGCACCGCCAGCGCAAGCCGTGACGCTGGAACCGTTGCGCCTGGAACAGTGACAGCGCTGACCATGCCCACCGGCACCGCCAGCAGATCAGCCCCACCACCGGCACCGGGACGCACCCCGCCGGAACCATTGCCGCCAGTGCAGACCAAAGGCCAGAGCAGCAGCGCACGCCGCGCCGTCTGCCCTGGCCTTTTTCTTTTGCCCATCTTCCCGCCGCTGGCCCTGCTGCCTGCCCGCTGCACCGGATCGCCTGCCGGATCGGTGCGGATCAGTGACGGCCCGGCCTGGTCGATAACCACGCCGGCACCCCGCCGCCGCAGCAGATCACCCCGCCCACCCGCACCGCCAGCCAGAAGCAGACCGACACCAACAGCACCGCCAGCGCCGCACCGATGACCCCGCAGCCCACAAGCTGCACAGCCTGCACACCCTGCCAGACCTCACAGCAGCCAGCAGCCCACCGCCAGCACCTACCGACACCGCACCCCGCCAGCCCTGCCGCCCACCTGCCGCAGCAGATCACCCCGCCAACAGCCAAAAACTACCCACCGCAGCCCGCCGCTGGAGGGGTCAGATTCTTTACCTGACCGGCATATGGCCTTTGCAGTATAGCCAATAGCTAGGCTATAGCCGCCTTATCTAACCCCCTGCCCCCTTCCTTCTCC